TCAAAGGATTCTCCTGGTAGCAGGACACGAATGGTCGTGCCTGTAATGTATGCTATATGAGTATCATAGCATCCCTGGTCCCTCATGAACTGCTCGATGATGTCAGTATAAGGAATGATAATGTCTTGCAGCGGTTGGAACCAATAGTCAAATGGTGAGGGCATCTCAAACCTGTATTGGTCAAACCTCTGCTGGCAGAAATCAACAAAGTAATCATTGTTCTCTACGTGATACTTGTAGAGAGGGATTGGAAATAATTCTGTTCTCATACTTTATCAGTTCCATACTTATATTCTTGACCAGCAGCCCAGTCAAGTTGCTCCATCACTTCGGGGGTGAAATATTTTTCGGGATCAGCATATACAGCAGAAGGATAAACGGAAGATTCCCCAACAACGACACGATTCCCCTTACGGGTGAATACTCCGTACTTCTCACCCAACTCCAGTAATCCATAATACTTATCAAGTCCCCTTGCGTCATAGAACAACCTCGTTTCTACTTGAGAATTTTCTTTTGTCAGGCGTGACTTTGCTGCCTTTGCTTTGATGATGTTACCTACTACTTCTTTACCATCCTTCTCCTTAGACTTGCTGAGATAGATGATGGTAGAAGCAGCATACTTAAGACCGCTGCCACCTCCCATCTCTTTGGTAGGTACGTAGGCACCAACAACGTCATAGGTATGATTAGTAACTAACATGGGAACTCCTGCCTTACCCAACTTGAGAGTAAGAATGCGGAAGATTGCTTTGACAACTTGAGCACGGGTCATGTCACGAGTATCTTTTCCATCAGCAGAATCTTGCATCTCCTTGCTGGTGGACAGCATACCCAGACTGTCGAGAACAAACATCATAGGTTTGCGATCATCCTCTTTCTGTTCCAGATACTTGTCGAGGATCTTGATTGCTTGGGTACGGAACTCTTGTACGGTGGTTACAGGAACCAAGATCATACGATTGCCATCGATGCCACGCTCATCAATCATGGACTTAGTGATTGCTGCCTCAGATTCAAAGTAGACAACACCTGCATCAGGATTGCTGGCAAGATAGTGTTGGACTACACCGAGACAAAAGAAGGTCTTACCCGTACTAGATTCACCAGCGATAGCAGTGATCTTGTTGGAGGGAACTCCACCAAAGATACTACCACTGACAAGGGCGTTGAACATGTAACTACCACTGTCAACATAAGAATCAACATCACCTACCGATCCCTCGGACATGAGACCAGCATATTCATTGCCGATCTCTTTAACTACATCTTGTAAAAAACTCATGTGAATAAAAATTCAAGGTTGGACACTTTCTCCGTCTTCCATCCTATCACGTCAGTGATGATGTGTAAAGGATCTAAGAACGCTTTTTTGAACTGGGCGTCACGGTCAATACTATTCTCCAGATCGAGTTCCCTAGGGAACGTATTGAGAAAGGAGATGACATTCTCACTAATTTTATTCGGACGCCGCAGGTATAGAAACTTGATCTTTTCACCTTCTTGGACTAGAGGGTATTTGTGTTCAAGTTTCCTCTGTGCGATATAAAAATTATAAAGCAACGTGCCACGAACATGTATAGGGCATCCCTTTGAATACACGGTTCCGTGCGCTTTGAACTTTGATAGACCATTGACCGACCTCGGAAACGCAATAGCTTCGGGCGGTAACGAATCGAATTCATCCCTGAAACTATCTATGTAAGATATCAGGTCTTCTTCAGTATTTGTCATCATAATTGTCAGGGCTTCCTTAATTGCCTTGCGACAAGGGGCAGGGGTGGATGACTTCACTGCCTCAATACCCATCATTTTCAGTTTAGGTTCCTTATAGCGGACACCTTCACTATCCCACACGTTGAGAATGTATCGCTTCTTGGCAGTCCAGATGCCACGGTCAGCGATGTTCTCACGCTTCATCTTCATTTTTTGTTCATATGCCGAAACATAATCCGCAAGTTCCTGATAAGAGGATTCGATGAATGGTTCCAACTTTTCTTGACAGATCTTGTCAAGTATCCCCACAATTGCTGCTTTGTCGCCAGACTTAGCACCAAAAAATTTATCAACAAGAGGTCCAAGGTTAAGATAGATTGAGTCAGTGTCAGATGCAATGACATAATCAACCTCCTCCGTTTGCAAAAGTTTATTTAGATACTGATTGACTTTGTTTTCAATCCAACGTATAGAAACTTGACCAGAAAGGGTGATTGCCTCAGCATTTCGTAAGTCATAATACCTAAAATACTGGTTACCAATGGCACCATAAGCACTGTTCAGTTGGATCTTACGTGCCATCTGGATGTTGTTGTACTTACTGATTGCCTTGGTCAACTCCTGGGATGGATTCTTTTCATACTCCTGCTTTGCCATCAGCATGAGTTTCTTGGACTGCACACGTTCATCGTAGATCTTCTGCATCATCTCAGGCAGGAAACCGTGGATGTCCTTACGGTATTGTGAACCGTTGGCACAGGTTGCATACTGTGGATTGATGGTCAGTTCTTTGTTGAGGATCCTTTCAACAGATGCGCTGGGATGTCTTTTCTCACAGAGGGTCTCTGGTGAGATATTGTACTGCATAATGAGGTGAGGATAAAGACTATTAAGGTCAAAAGACACAACCCAGTCATACCTTCCAGGAATCGGTTCCTTGACGTAGGCTCCTGCGTATTTTTCATTCTTGCTACTTCTCTTTGCTGGGGGAACAACGAGATTACGATCTCTGAGGAAATTATAGATCAAAGTATCCCACATGCGTACCTGAAAGTACACATCCTTCATATTAACCTTGGCGTCATATGCAAGAGCAATGGCAAGATCGATGAGTTTCATCTTCTCTTCAAGGCGTAGAACAAGTTCCACGTCAACGATGTTGTAGTCGATGAACTTCTGCCAGTCACGAGTGTAGAACTCCTTGAAGTTCTCAAACTCACTGTGATCCAACTTGTTCTGCCCCAGTTCCACAAAGGCAATGTGGTCAAGGCGATAGGATTCTTGGTTGGTGTACGTGAACTTCTTGTAGAGATCAAGATAATCCAGGACATTGATGCCAAACATGTTGTACACAATGTTTGTGCGACCCTTGATCTCGATCTCCTCGCGGTGGACGATGCCCCAGGGAGACATCATCTTCATCTCCCTGTCGCCAAACAGGCGCTCCAGACGACCGCAGATGTACGGTACGTCATACAGTTCTACATTCCACCCCGTAAGAACATCTGGGAAAGAATTAACCCAATGGTCAAGAAAACTACGAAGCAGATGTTCTTCATCGTCGCATAAGATATACTCAACGTCTTTGCGATCCGTGTCATAGGGTCGAGTGCCCCATACTTTAATCCGTTTTGTAGCATAGTCCTGGATTGTAATGCTGAGAAGAGGTTCCGCGCATTCCTGCACGTTAGGGAAGCCATTCTCACATGCCACCTCAATATCAAGAGATGTAATCTTAAGACTTTTAAGGTCATAGTCAACCTCACCAGGAAACTCTTCCGAGATGAACTGGTAGAGGTAGCGGTCATATCCATGGACATCGAACCCTTCTACGTCACGATACTTATCGATGAACCCTCGTGCCTCACGAACAGATTCAAACTTGACAGGTTTTGCATACCGACCATCCAAGGTCTTGTACTGGGTCTCCTTGTCGGTGACGACAAAAAGGGTCGGAGAGAACTTGAACTTACGTTGGATACGCTCCAGAAGACCTCCAGGACCCTCCTCGTAACCGATGTAGAGCAAGTTGTCACCGACCAATTGGACGTTGGTATAAAAACTCATTTAGTCACAGATTCATACTTAGCACGGATCTCCTCCGTGGGTTCCACTATTGTAGCAAGCGTCTCGGAATATAGCAAGATGTCCGTGTCCACTGTATGAAGTGGCCAAGGGTTCAGGGTGCCATCATCGTTGACTAGATACGGATCCTGCAGGTGGCAGGATGGTTCTGCATCCAACTGCTCAACCTTGCTGATCAGGGTCATCCCCGTTCTCAGAATCACCAAACATACTTCCATCATCATCCTCCAAAATTTTCTCTGCTTC